CTAAAAAGCATTAGGGAGTGAACCGAGTAATAAGGGTAGCTCCCTAGTGCAAGATGAAGGAGTGCTTATTATAAATATTAAAGGAACATCTCTGAAAAGCTAGTAACTGACGAGTTACCTCTGGTGTCATACGCCAATCCGAGAAAGGTATGATTAGAGATTAGGGGGTATTGTGGCAAAAAATAAGCATACCACTTTACCCCTGAGCTAAAAGACACATAGTATGAGAACCATATTATGCTAGGTAGTATTAGGACTAGAGGTCTAGGACCTATGTATTCATACTACTAATATTGTTGTGGCTAGATTAAGGAAGATACTAAAAGTATCATAGATTAGGATGGAGTTTCCAAAAACTTTTTTTAGCTGCACAATAAATAGAGAACATCACACCTCTCATTGGATTTTCTCCGATTGATGTAACAGTAGTGATGTTCTTTAATGAAGAACACAACGCCCTCTGCTTTGCGAAGGGCGTTGGTTCTTCCCATACAAGGAGAAAAAAGTTATGAAAAAAATAACTGTTACTACTGAATACAATCAGTTTAGATTTGTCAAGGGCAACAGACCTTTAAATGACTTACATTTAAGTAAGCTACGCAAGTCTATGAATGAAAATTTCCTACCTATTCCTATAATAGTGAATGAAAGAATGGAAATTGTAGATGGACAGCATAGATTTACTATCTGTAAGGAATTAAATCTACCAATACATTACATAGCTGGTCAGAACTGGAACATAAGTGAGATAAGACAGATTAATTCTGTTCAAAAATCGTGGACATACCACGACTTCATTAAATCTTATATGGATTTGGAGAAAGGTGTAGGTCCATACACTACATTGGATTGGTTTATTAATACATATAACATACCAACTCAAGCAGCTATTACTATCCTAGCTGATTCATCATTAAGTGCAAGACAACTTAATGATTTTAAATCAGGCAATCTTAAAATAAATAATCTACCTTGGGCAAAAGAATTTTGTACTTGGTTGGTGAAACACAAGCCAGTATTTAGTGCTTGGAATAAAAGAGGATATGTTCACGCTTGTATCATACTAGATAAGGACAGAAGATTCATCAGAGCTAAATGGTTAAGACAATTATTCTCTCATAGTATGAAGATGAGACATTGTACTACGATAGATGACTACCTAGATTTAATAGAGTATGTATATAATGTAGGCACAAGACAAGCTGATAGAATTAGATTCCAAAGAGAAGGAAGAAAATGGAATCAAGGAAAATTTAGATAGACTTACATAATAATGTATGGCATTAATGCACTATGTTTCACGCACTAGATATGATGAGAAATATGGATAAGAATACTATAAAGGAGAAATGTAATGAGGTTGGAATTAACCCCAGTACCTATTATAGATGGCTCAAGGGCAAGTATGAACCACGTGCTGAGACAGTTAGAAAAATTTACAATGCCCTACATAGTCAAAAAAAGACACGACAAGTTTTGGAATGATGTAATCTTTCCATTTATTAAACGGAGGCATAAATTGAAAATAACACAGATGGAATTGAATGACAGGATAGGAGTAGCTGACAAGCTAGTATCCAAGTGGGAGTGTGGTATGCGAAGACCAAATGTTTATAATCTTTATAACTGGGCAGAGGCATTGAAATGCAAAATAACATTAAAAGTAAAATAAAAACTTTATCAAAATTGTGGAACTCTAATCGCAAGAGAGAGAACATTGATTGGTCCAACCCAAGCAACAGAAAACAAAGATGGGTAGACAAGAATATAATATTCTTAATGCATCTCAGACCTAGCTTTCCCTTAATGGATTTCATTAACTGTTTTCAAAACAGAGATAAGAAATGTCTTCAATTTATGGAAGCTATTTCAAGAGCTAGATTACGAAGGGATAAACTAAAAAAGGAGGAGGAGAAAGATGAGTAGATTATCTAAAAAAATGTTGTTTTGGTATCTAGTATCTGAAATAGATATATCAAAATATACACAGAAAGAATACGTAAAAACAATTACAGAAATTTATTATAACATCTATGGCAAGATAATAAAAACTAAAGGAGGAGAATGATGAGTGAGTTAGCTTACACTAAAGAAGAAAGAATGAAAGGCATTGGTGGTTCTGATGCAAGGAAGATAGTATCAGGCGACTGGTATGATTTATGGCTGGAGAAGACTGGCAAGAAAGAATCACCTGACTTGTCAAGAGAATTTCCAGTACAACTAGGAGTATGGACAGAATCATTTAACCTTAAATGGTTTGAGCAAGAAATGGAAACAGAAGTAACTCATACTGGTATAAAGACAAGCAATCTTAAACCATTTATGTATGCCAATGTTGATGGCTTGGTCCACGATAAAGCTCAAGGATTTGGTATCTTTGAAGCTAAACATTTAAACGGATTTGTTACTCAAGAAAAAGCAATAGAGAATTACTTGCCTCAGATACACCACTATATGTATGTGTTTGAATGTGATTACTCTTGGCTATCTATTATCTTCGGTAACAGATGGGGAGCTTATCGTATAGAGAAGAATGAAAAGTTTATGAAGGAACTGGTAGAAAAAGAAGAACAGTTTTGGAGCTTTGTCGTACAAGATAAGCCACCATATGATGGTGAATCAATAGAAACACCATCAACTAAGGAGCTTGTATTAGATAAGATGATAGTAAAAGATATGACACAAAATAATCAATGGGTTATGTTATCTCACGTTCTATCTGATACAAAAAACAAAGCAAAAGAATTTGATGATGCAAAGAAAGAAATCAAATCCCTTATGCAACCTGATTGGAGAGAAGCTATTGGACTTGGTGTATCAGTTAAGCGTTCCAAGACTGGTAGATTAACAGTTAATATAGGAGAGGAAGATGCAAAATAGATTAGATACTCAAAAGGATTTGGTGTTAAATCATTTAAAAAATGATAATGATATAACACCAATAGAAGCTCTGAATAAATTTGGAGCTTTCAGATTGGCAGCTATCATATTCGATTTGAAAAAAGAAGGATATGATATACAAACAAACATAATACAAAACGGAGGAAAAAGATATGCCAACTACAAACTCAGAGGTTAAGACAGTAGACCCTAACTACTGGTTCAATAGAAAATTTTGGGATAAACTAAAAACTACCGACCCAAGAAGTACCAAGTCAATGAACAAGGGATGGGGTAAGTTAACAACCATTGACCCTCAATGGCAGATAATGAGAATGACAGAAACATTCGGACCTATTGGATGGGGATGGAAACACGAAAACAAATTTGTCTACACGGATAAATTAGTATTCGCAGAAGTTACTATCTACTGGAGGGATGATGACACCAAAGCATTAACCAATTCTTTTGGTCCAATATCATCTGTTCAAAACTTATTTAAAACCAATGCAAAACTAGATGATGAAGCACCAAAGAAAGCTATGACAGATGCTATGACAAAAGCTTTCAGCCATCTAGGATTATGTGCTGATGTATTTATGGGTAAGTTTGATAGCTCTAAATATGTAGATGAGTTATATAAGGAGTTTAATATCAAGGGTCATAAGGAGGTAAAGAATGATAAATGAAGTAACATTAGTAGGCAGACTTGGAGCTGATGCTGAGATAAGAGATACCAGCAAGGGTGATAAGTATGCACGGATGTCATTAGCTACGAACCAAAAGTACAAGCAAGGTGAGGAGTGGAAAGAAAAAACCGAGTGGCATAAGATAGTGGTCTTCGACCCAAGACTTGCAGAAATGCTAGAGAGGGTAGGTAAGAAGGGAGAACTGTTTTATATCAAGGGAGAAATATCTACGAGGTCATTTGAAAC